GGGTGCAGAGCTAATCCAGAGACTAGCACATATCACCAAGCAACTGACAGAGAAGAAGGCAGAAGCTATCAGCATGGATGACTTGTAAGCAGCGCCGACCTAGCAGCCTAACAGCCTAGCTACTAGCAGCACCTACTAGCCACAGGTGTTGCTAGTACGCAACAGCTACTGCCAAAAAAAATCGCCTCGCTTCGCTCGGAACAGCCAGATCGCTTCGCTCATGTACAAACTACCACGACTTGCTACTTACTTACCACCACAGCACACTAACCTACGTAGGTTCGCTTCACTACGCTGCGCTTCGTGGCTCACTCTCCTACGCTGCGCTGCGCTACGCTACGTCGATTGCTCTTGCTACTACCCCGGTATACCCCTAGGGGCTTTTTGCTCTCCGGCGTTTACAACTTTCCTAATCACACCGCTCAATTTTTCTAAAATTTTCAAAACTAACTACCATCTACTACTAACAGCTACCACCAGATTCCTGTGTAGCATCTTTCTTCCCCTGCCAGTAAACTACTCTGTATGAACACATCAGTTGCACACCTTCCAGATTTGGGCGCCACGAAAGAGAAACTGCTGGGCTACCTAGCGGCCGGAGTAGCGCCACTTGTCGCGGCCAACGCAGCAGGCGTAGAGCCGGGCTACGTAACACAGCTCTTGCAGCAAGAGGATTTTCGTCAGGCTCTGGCACTGAAAGGCTCAGAACTGCTAGAAGGTGCACTCAGTCATGACAGAAAGCTGGATAAGCTAGAAGATAAAGCACTGAACATGGTAGAGCAGAAACTGCCATTTGTGCGCACAGCTACAGAAGCAGCAAAGATCTTCCAAACCCTTAATGCGAGCAAACGACGCGCCATGGCCACCGACACCAACACATCTAACTTAGGGGCGCAAACTGTCACGATAGTTTTGCCTCAAGCAGCAGCTGCATTCATCAAAGTGAACACTACCAACCAAGTTATCGAAGTAGAAGGGCGCACAATGGCACCGCTACCAAGTCGCAGCCTGCCAGCACTGCAAGCGCAACTAGCAGATCGTGAGAAGCAAGAAGCTGACCGCATTCTGGAAAATGCCACGCCTATGGCTACTGTTATCGGTGGAGTAGTTCGTGTCCTTTGAGACTCCCAACGCAGCAGCTATTGAAGAACTAGCAGATTCTGGCATTCTCACAGCTGCTAGCGGCCGTGCTGAGATAGCAAAGAATGCGCAAGAGTCGCTAGACTTTCTGGCAGCACTCATACTGACAGATCTCTATGCCTACGGCTACCCTCCGATTTTCCACGCAATGTGGAGACTGATAACAACAGCAGCAGACTCTCCTCGTGGCAAGCCAAAGTACGCACTCGGTATTCCTCGCGGCTTCTCTAAGACGATAGTTATGAAGCTCTACTGCGTGTGGCTGATTCTCTTCTCCAACCGCAAATTTATTCTGGTAGTCTGCAACACAGCTACACTAGCAGAGAACTTCCTTAGTGACGTTACTGACATGCTGAATCACAGTAACATCCAAGCTGTCTTTGGGCGCTGGGATGCAGCAGCAGAACAGGATACTCGTGCTTTTAAGAAGTTCTCTTTCCGTGGCAGGGATATTGTGCTGGCTGCTCTTGGTGCTGGCAGCTCACTCCGCGGGCTTAATTTGAAGTTTCGGCGCCCAGACGTCATACTGATGGACGACATGCAGAACCGGGATCAGGCGCAGACTCCAGAAGTAGCAAAAGAGCTGCTAATCTGGATGTTAGGAACACTGATAAAAGCATGTGATCCGCATCGCTGCGTATTCATTTTCGTAGGTAACATGTATCCCTTCGAGGGTTCTATTCTGCGAAAACTAAAACACTCTACTGAGTGGATAAGTTTTATCACTGGTGGCATCCTTGCTGACGGTAACTCTCTGTGGCCAGAGCACCGCTCGCTGCAGGATCTACTAACAGAGCTAGCATCTGACACAGAACTAGGACACCCAGAACTCTTCTTTAGTGAGGTTATGAATGACGAAGAATCTGGGACTGTCAGCGGTATCGACGTATCCAAGATACCACTCTGCCCACCGGAGTTAGATCAGGTTGAAGCCCAAGGTGGTTTCATTATCATCGACCCGTCACTAGGTAAGAAGCGTGGAGATGATCTTGGTATTGGAGTCGTCCTAATCTATGATGGTGTGCCAGTCCTGCGAGAAGCTATCTCTGAGAAGATGGATCCTGGCACTACCATCCAGCGCGCTACTCTGCTAGCAGTTAAGTACCAACTGCAGCTGATAGTGGTAGAGGGCGGTGCGTACCAAGCATCTCTAGTGTTCTGGTTCCAGCGTGTCTACGAGCAGCTAGGAGTTAAAGGTATCAACGTCGGAGAGATCACTACTGGCAACATGCAGAAGAACGCCAGGATTCGTGACGGCCTAAAAATGCTGCTACCTAGCGGCCCAGAAAAGAAACCTAAGATGTACCTGCACAAGGAAACCAGGACAGCTGCAATCTACCAGATAACTCAGTGGAATCCACTCAAGACAAATAACAAAGACGAACTGCTAGACATACTAGCCTACGTCTACAAAGTAATGGAAATCCACGAGCAGTGGGTTCCTCGATTGATAGCAGATGACACGTATGGTACTATGCCACAAGCTACCCACACTGACACTATGTTGTTGCCTTTTTAAGCGAGACCTCGTATGAATACACCAAAAACTAAGCTGCCAATTCCTGTTGCTGCACAGGAAAAAGTAGTTAAGTATCTTGAAAGTGCCTTTAGCACTTTCATCTCCAGCAATAACATGCGCACTCAGATGGAGGCGCGTGACAAGGAGTACCAGCGCACCAACAACCTCACTGAGACTCAGCGCAAAGCTGCTGCTGCTAACAAAGGCGGAGATGCTGCTAAGATTCAGGATATGGTGGTTCCAGTAGTTATGCCCCAAGTGGAAACACGACTGGCTAGCTTGCAGGAGACCTTCCTCAGCGGCCATCCTATCTTCGGAGTGGTAGCTCCACCTGACCAGCAAGATGCTATTGCGCAGATGGAAGCTATTATTGAAAGCAACAGCACAACTGGCGGCTGGGCTAACGAGCTGCTGCTAGCACTGCGTGACGGCCTCAAGTACGATCTTGGCGCCGTGGAAGTCTGCTGGGAAGATCGTAAACTTTACAGCGTAGGCACACCTGCACTCAGCGATCTTACTCGCGGACAGGAGAAAGAAACCTACTACAAAGGCAACTTCATCAAACGCTTAGACCCGTACAACCTGATCCTAGATACTAGTGTATCTCCTGAGCGCCTACACGAGGATGGCGAGTTTGCAGGCTACACAGAAATGTACTCTCGCATACGCCTGAAGAAACTCATGGAGAATCTGCGGCCAGAAGTTACTATGAACTTCACCGCTGCGTTAGAGTCTCCAGGCCCCGGCATCACCACTTCCAACGACACCAATTCACCGTACTACGAGCCGCAAATCAACCCAGATTCGCTCCTGCCCACCTCACTGAAGCGTGAGCAGAACTGGCTTGGCTGGCTGAACTTGGACGCTCCTAGTACTGGCACTCCTGGCGCCAACAACAGCAGCAGCTACGAAGTTACTACGCTCTACGCACGCCTGATTCCAGCAGATGTAGGTATTCCGACACCTACTGGCTACCGCTTCGTACAAATCTGGAAGTTCATCATTATCAATCGCAAGGTAGTTATTCTTGCTGAGCGTCAAACAAATGCTCACAACCTGCTGCCTATTGTCATTGCCAAGCCTTCCAACGACGGCCTGAAGTACCAGAGCAAGAGCTTTGCTGAGAATGTCACACCTGTACAGAACATCAGTTCCGCGCTTGTCAACTCTGCACTAGAATCTCAACGTCGCAAAGTCTATGACCGTCTGCTGTACGATCCTTCTCGCATCAACAAAGCTGACATTGACAAAGTTAGTAGCGTTTCCCGTATTCCTGTGAAGAACTCACAGTACGGTAAGCAGCTGTCTGACGCAGTCTACCCGTTTCCGTACCGTGATGACGGTGTTGCTGAGATTCTCTCGCTCTCTCAAAACATCATTCAGATGGGCGATATTGCTAATGGCACCAACCGTGTTCAGCAAGGGCAGTTCCAGAAGGGTAACAAGACTCGGCGCGAATTTGATACTACTATGATGGGCGCCAGCTCTCGTGACAGATTGGCCGCGATGGGGCTAGAATTTACTTTCTTCCAGCCAATCAAAACTATTATCAAGACAAACATCTTGCAGTTTCAGCCTCCTGGCAATGTGTTAAATCCTGACACGCAGAGTGTGGTGACAGTTGATCCAGCGCTACTCCGCAAAGCTGGCTTGGAGTTTAAGCTGTCTGATGGCTATCTCCCTAGCGATAAGATTATTAACACCGAGGTCATGGGCAGCTTATTTAATGCTGCTGGCGCACTTCCGCAGATTGCAGTTGAGTATGACTTGATGGGCATGTTGATTTACAGCTTGAAACTCCAAGGAGCTAACTGGCTCAATAGTTTCAAGCGTAGTCAAGCTGACCAAGCTGCGGCCATGGCTCAAATGCAACAGGCAGCAACTGCTGCTGGAACTAGAAACCCACCCCCGGAGAAACCAAGTGAGCCCACAACCTAACTCTCAATACACCCAGCAGGGTGATATCCTAACTCCTGCAACTATCGCAAATCTAGAAGTAGAGATTGCGAGCTGCGTCGAACAGATTACTAGCCTCACATTTCCAGCAGATCCGCTGGAGCGTGAGACAGCAATCCTGATGCACGTAGAGTTGCAATCCAGAATGAGAGCCTACCAAGCTCTTATAGCGGCTTCTTACGAAGCTACCACTCCCACCCCAACCAACCCCTCGTAGGACTAAACCATCATGAGTTTCCTTTCTAGCATTTTTAATCCCTCCACCGGCACTCCTGTAGGCGGCGCACCAGCTCCTGCTCCCGCTCCCGCACCTGCTCCAGCACCAGCGCCGGCTCCAGCGCCAGCAGCTCCTCCTGCTACCCCGCTTTCCTCTCTTGATAGTTTCTCAGCTCTGTGGCAGAATGCTACTACTGCTGATGGTAAACCTGTAGCACCAGCTCCAGACCCATTGCGACAACCTCTTTTCAATGTAGACCCAACCCGAGTTGCGGAATCTGCTAACAAGCTAGACTTCCTCAGCTCTGTCAACCCAGACCTTGTTACTAAGGCACTTGGCGGCGATCCTGCTGCTTTTGCTGACGTAATCAACTCCGCAGTGCGGCAGGCCGTTGTTGGCATCACAGTCAACCAAGGCCAGCTACTCAATAGTGCTCTGGCTGAGAACAATCAGCGCATCACTAGCTCACTCCCTAACCAACTGAAGCAAGTTCAGCTCAACGAAGTTGGATCAGACAACCCTGTCTTTTCTCACCCAGCTGTGGCTCCGCTTGTTACTGCGCTCAAGCAGACGGCTTACCAAAAGAATCCCAACGCGTCGGTAGGAGAAGTTAACCAACTGGTTAATAACTACTTGTCCGGCTTAGCTGTAGCAATGCAAGACGCTTCGCCAGAAGCTGTTAAGCAGAAGCAACAAGCAGCTAAAACTGCGGGTGAGCAAGACTGGTCGTCACTTTTTAGTTAACCTCTTTCTTTTTAGGAGTACATATGTACAACCGTGCACAGATTGACCGTGGTGGAAACTACGTGTCTCAGCAAGGCCCTGGCGACAGTGTCCTTGATCAAACTCAGGTCTTTCCCATCACTACCGTCGGTGCTGGTACGCTCACTGCCGCAGCTTTGCTGGCTGGCATCATTGAGCGTACTGGCCCAGTAGCTGGCTACAACGACACGCTGGAAACGGCTGATAACTTGATGGCCGCTAATCCCGCTCTCACCCCCGGCGATTCTTGGGAGTTCATCCACCGTAACACAGTTGCGCAGGCCATGACCATGGTGGCAGCAGAAGGTGCGGAGCTTGTTGGTTCCAACACCGGCATCATCGCTTCGGCAGTACGCCGCTACCTCATTACCATTCTGGCTAACGGCCGTCGCCAAGTGTTTGCTGCTAACACCGTCAACGGTAACGCCGTGCTGACAGGCTTCACCGCAGCTCAAATGCTGCTGATGACTCCTGGCATGGGCGTATCCGGCACTGGCATCACTGGCGGTACTACCGTCATTGGTGTCAACATCTCTGGTCGTACTGTCACTCTCAGTGCCAACGCGACTGCCACTGGCCTCAATGCGCTGACATTCTTCCCACGTTACAACGTGCGCGGTTTGGCATCCATGTCGCTCTAAGCACTTTCACAACCCAAACTACTAGGAGCATATAACATGCCAGTCGGTTCATTCAGTACCACTCTGATCCCTGATGACCTCGCTACGAAGTCATTTTCTGCGGCGATTACTCGCCTGATGCCTAACGGCTCTGCGCCGTTGTTCGGAATGACAGCACTCTTGAAAGAAGAAACTGCTGTTCAGATCGAGCACGGCTACTACAGCAAGACCATGATCTTCCCATCCATGGTGCTCACTGCTGGTGTTTCTGCATCTGACACAGTATTCCCAGTGGCCTCCACTGCGAACATCTTGGAAGGCATGCTGGTGCGCTCTGATTCTACCAACGAGAACATTCTCGTTACTGGTATTATCAGCCCAACGCAAGTGGCAGTGCAGCGTGGCATCGGCACAGCAGCAGCAGCGATCAGCGGCGCAGTCAATCTGTGGATGGTTGGCAATGCTTACGAAGAGTCCTCTCTCCGTCCAGCCTCTCTCATCATCATTCCTGAGCGCGTTACCAACAACACGCAGATCTTCCGCAATACCTGGGCCGTCAGCGAAACTACTCGCGCGACGCTCTTCATTGCTGGTGACACGGCTGTTGCTGAGAGCAAGCAAGACTGTGCTGCGTTCCATGCTGTTGACATTGAGAAATCCATGTTCTTCGGCCAGCGCTTCATGGGCCAGCGTAAAGGTCAACCCTTCCATACTATGGACGGTGTGATCAACGCTGTTACTCAGCGCGCAGCTGCTAACATCACCACGCTCGGCAGCACCACCAACTACACTCAGCTCGAAGCTGCGTTGGATCCTACGTTCAACCAAGTGACTGATCCCAAGAGCATCGGCGAACGCCTGCTGTTCGTGGGCGGCTTCACTCGCCGTGTTCTCCACAAGATCTTCCGCTTGAATGGCACCTACTTCATTGAAGATGGCCAAACCAGCTGGGGCTTGCAGTTCGATAGTTTCAAGATTCCTCGCGGACGCTTTACTATCGTGGAACACCCGCTGTTCAATGCTTACGGCCAGGCTAGCACCTGGGCTAAGATGGCAGTTGCGCTCGATCTCAGCACCTTCAACAAGGCGTATATGACTGGCCGCAACACCACCAACAAAGAGTTCAACACGGACGGCGCCACTACCGACAACGGTGTTGACGCAGTTGGCGGAACTCTTACCAGCGAACTGACTTGCTTGGTGAAGAACCCAGCAGCTGACGCTGTGATCTACAACTTTACAGACGGCGCTGCCGGCTAAGTTGTCTCCGAGGGCAGCAATCGAAAGATTGCTTTTAGCGAGGGAGTCAAAAGCTTCCTCGCTTTTTTGCCTGAGTCTACTACAACTTCCCCCTTAGGAAACTATCATGAGCACTGTTCCTTCTGTGACTTACCGCCACAACGTGGCTGGTAGTACTTTCATTTTGCCCAACGGCAAAGTTTGCCAATTCGGTGGCAAGACTGGCACTCCTGGCGTGTACGTCACGTCTGACAAATCTGAGCAAGAGTTCTTGGATCACTTGGCCAAAACTCCCAACGTGCCGGTTGAGCGTCTTGCTGACGCCACTGTCGAAGAAGTTCTTGCATCTACTGAGACCAAGACGCCGGATCGCGCTATCGCTGAAGCTGTTGCTGACGTGAATGAGATCGCGGCCAAAAACAGCGACCCAGCAGTCGTATCTGCACAGGCCAGCCTGCAAAAGTTGATCGCTGCCGGTAAGCCTGCTGCGTAACTCTTGGAGACCTTGATGACACTCGCTACTACACTCTACACGCAAATGTTGAATGACATCTATGCGTTAACAGCGGCGCCTGAGTTGGCGGCTGAAACAGAGTTGGCACTGCGGTCTGCTACTCGTAGCGTGCATATGAGCGCGTCTTTTCCTCGCGACCTGGCCACAGCACTCATCAAGGTCTCCACCCCTGCGTATCTTACAGCGCTAGATGCACCTTCGCTGCTTCCTCGTCTTCGCGGCCTGAGCACCGTACGTTTGGTAGATTCTGCCGAAGTGCCGATGGTGCACCCTCATATTGAATGCGTAGAACTGGGTGATATTTATGAGCCCATCTACGGCACGCTTAAAAATGACATTGCCTATGTTGCGGGTACTCAAGTTAACATCCGTACCAGCGTAGCAGCAGCCGGCTTTCTTGTCGAATATTTCCAAGTACCTCT